ACGTGGTGCAATTGGGATTCGTGATAGCACCGAATTGCCCAGTCTCGTGCGTGGTCGGCTTTACAGCCATTGCACATCCCGCAACGGATATGGATAAAACCACTGGACCCCAGAGCTTTTTCATGACGAACGAATGTTACCTTACCCTCAGTGCTGAGGTATGCTGGTTTTGGGTAGAGACAAGCCATGTTTTGTCTTTGCCTTTTGGGTCCGGGACTGGGTCGAGTTCCGGGCCCTTTTTTGTTTAGAGACGAACGCCGCCGCGCATGATTTTACCAGGCATATTTTTACGGTGAACCTTCCTGGCTGTTTTGCTGAAGAGCCGGCGTGATTTACGTTTTTTCATTTTAGATCGTCTCATGTGCCCTCCGGGCTGTTGTTTGTTTGTGCGGTGACCGTGAGCATGACGTGCTCGGGTCACCTAGCAGATTATATACAAGAGGATAATCTGCGCGTCAAGCACTATGTTCGGGCGTGCTTGACGGGTCGCCTGACGGCTCCTGAGCGGCCTCTTCGGCCTCTTCGGGTTCCGGTTCGGACGTTGTTTCCGCTTCCGGTTCGGACGCTATAGCGTCCATATCGAGGCTACCAGCCTCGATTTGTGAGGCGATATCCGCGTTTACTATCGCGGCTTCCAAGAAGTCCCCTTCCGGGGCATCGCCATATTGGGGAGTTGTCCTGGGAATGTGATTGATCATTCCGGTTTCGGTGTAGCGTTTCACGATTTGATTTACGTCGCACTCCTCCTTAAACGATTGACGAGTGAGCGACGGTTCCGTGAACGTGATTGCGTGTGGTCTAGTTTTTGCCTTTGGCACGTTCTCTTTCCTTTCGGTTAGCGCGGTCTGATACCGCTTTTTTCTGGGCCATAAGCCAGACTTTTTTCTTCTCTTCTTTAGAGAGTTTGTCGCCACCTTTGGATTCTACGATTCCCTGGTAAGTGGCTATAGCAGCGAGCAGAACTTCCGCTCGTGCTTTTTGTTCCGGTGTGCGTTTGCCGGGATTACCGAACCCTTTTTTTCCGGAGTTTATCGGATCGCCAGAGGGTACCGTTTCGCCGGACATGAAGCCCTCAAAGTCATCGATTTTGGCGATACCTTTTTCTACGAGGTCTTTAGCGACGGGAACCGCTTTGTCTATTGCCTCGTTTAGAGGTTTTTCTACAGTTTTAGCGAGCCGGGATAACGCCCGGGCCGCTATTGCTTTGGGTTCGTTTACGTCAGCTTCATAGCTGGTTTTTCTAGCCTGGGCCGCCGCCAGTGCCGTACTAACGGCAGCGGGTACGGCGTTGCCGATCCCAGCGCCGAGTGCGGCTTTTGCGTTTTGCATAGTGGCGCTAGCGCCGGGAGGTGTGCTCGCAGAATTGCCCAAGGCGAGTACGCGGTTGAGACCAGCGGCCTTGAGGTCTTTTGCTGCGCGTTGGTAGGCAGTTCCAGACATTCGTTCCTGGAACGCCATTTGTTCGCGGGCGATCTGAAGATTCGCCGCGTTTGCGGACTCTTGTCCTTTAGAGCCGAACCATCCACCGACGACAGAGCCAAGCCCTGTAAGTGCGCCGCCTACGATTGCGGGGTCTAGAGGCATCTTGTTTTCCTTAGTGTTACGCCGCCCCGACGTCGAAGAACTGCCCTTGGCAGAACCTTCGACATCGGTTCGCCGTTATTAGAAGTGATCGATGAGACCCGGTACTCCGTACAGAGGCATCGGTCGTGCGCACCTGAGTTTAAAGTATGCGTCGAGAAGCAGGTGAGGTTCGGTTTGGACCGCTATTACGCGGTCAATAGGGGGATTGTCCTCGATAAATTGAGAGGACAGTGTTGGCCGTGTTGCGAAATCCTGAGCCAGATGCCATACGTCCAGCGGGGCGCTGGCTGTGCTTCGCATGATGCCAGTCACTTGACTGGGCTTGTAACGATATTCGGCCCAAGACTCTTGATAGCCGAATACGTCGTCATCCTCGGTTGAACCATCGGCGTAGATTTCACGATTCAAAATCGCTTGCTCGCCTAAGTGGCTGAGCGCGGGCCAAAAGAAGTCGAAGCGACTTTCACGGGACCACATACGATTGAGTCCCTGTTGGTAGGTAAGATCGGCCCGCACGTTTGCGAGACCGAGAATCCAGCCATGTTCCACAAAGGATTTGGTAAATCCAGCTTTAGCCTGGACAACTCCCATAGCGGCGAGGTTGCCCTGCGGGGTTAGCTCCGGAGCGATATCTGAAGGCGATTGCTGAGGAACCGGAGCAATGGAGATCATTTGCGACGATCCAGCCAGAAATTCTGGGCGTTGGAGGCGTGCGTCGGGCGAGGTGACTCCGAAGTGAGATTTGAGGACTTCGACATAGCGTGTGCCGCCTCGCGCATCGCGCTCGAGTAGGCGTTGAATTTGGAAAGACTGTCGAAGTTGGTTGATCGTGAAGCCTGTGGCTTCCGAGAGGTCGGCGACTAGGCGTGGTTCATCCCACGCGGCATCGGTAACACCGGAGCCGGTTCCAGACCAATGAGCATTTGTCGTGCTAAGGGCACTCTGTAAAGGTCCGGACGCTGTGCCGACATTGAATTGAGGTATGCCGTCGGTCGCCGGGTCCGAGATAACCGGCGCGTTATTGCCCAAGGGGACCGTAACGGGGTCGCCTTTTTGCGGCCAGGGAAGGGCCGAAGTGAAATAGTCGTGGCGTTTGCCACGTTTGCGGATTGGATATTCCGCGATACCGACCGCCGCATCAGCAGTATTTAGCGTCGGTGAATCCTGCAGGTTCTGGTCCCGGAACCAATCCGCCCAACAGAGGTTATAGGCGCGATACGGAAGATCGCACACCTGAAGCGTATCGAACGAGCCGGTAGGAATTCCGAAATAATCCGAGAGAGAGTTTTCCGGGACGCTCGTAAAGAATCGTCGCGGAAGAGTATAGTCGGTCGAATCGGCCGGGTTATCCTGGGCCCCGTTGAAACGTTCCCAGTTTTCCCAAAGAAGGCGATTCGGAATGAAGAACCAAAACGTTTCAAGATAGAGGTTATCGAGCAGCGGCTTGATTGGAGTTGCCAGCCTCCCGAAAAGGGAGGCTGACAGGTTGAAAGTATCTCCTGGCAGGCACTCGTCGACAAAGATCGGAATTAAGTCTCCTGCATTGAAGGCGGTTTTGAGACTGGACGAACGATCAAAGGATGATCGAGGGATTTGTGCCTTGGGTACTTGTGAGAATGTATGGTTACCCTTCGACTTTCCGTATTTGCGCGCCATTTGTGTCCCCGATCATGTCAAGTTGCTGTGCATCGGATTCTTTTACCACATACTCAATTCCGAGTCCAAGCGATTCCGGAGTCAATAGGAGATTGTACTGAGCCGTTTCGTCATCGAAAGTGCCGATCGTGAAGAGAGTGTAATCCTCTGGATGTGCGCCGAACTGATGATCTTTTGAATTTACGCAGTCCGAGAACGTGCGTTTTGCCATTGATGTTTTAGGCAGTATGAACGGAGGAAGGTAGGCTTCAGCCTTTGCGTCGAAGATTGTGAATACATTGTGAATCATTTTTGCTGTTCCTTGTCGTGGGTCGGTCGTTTGTATTTAGTTAGCCTGGCATTGATTGCCTGGGCTTTTTGGTGGAGACGGATACCGCGCTCGTATGGAAGCGCCGCCGTTTCGGCGATCCGTTGGTTTTTTACCAGGGAATGTATTTCTGGTTGATGGTCTTTGAGCCATTTGTAATAGAAGCGAGGCGGCGGATACTCCTTGCCGTCCATAACCACTGTGTCAGCAGGAAAGACTTCGTTCCAATATTGTTCAAGCCAACGTAGTCCGATTGCTGGTTTGAGGGATGAAACCTGGAACTCCGGTTGTAGTTGCCAGATCTCGCCGGTTTGTTTGTCGAGTTTTTCATATGGTCGTAATCCTGTTTCAGGGTCGATGGTATCGGCAGCATAAGACTTTAGTTTGTCTGCCGTGTAGTGCGCCACGTATCGGGCGCATGATGGGTCGAAGTCCGTAAAGACTATTCGACCGCGTTTTTGCCAGGCCGATTGTAATATCGGATGGGTATATTGAATGTGGCCCTTGTCGGAGATGTCAACGGGAAACCGTTTTGAGGGCATCCACCCGAAGATTATTGCGTGATAATGAGGTCGGCCTTTTTTAGTTCCGTATTCACCGGCAGCGAAGTACCGGATCGGAACTTTTAATTTTTTTCTGAGGGATTTCCAGAATTGTTGCAGGTCGCGCTTATCGAGAGAGCCGCAGGGAGGTAGATGTACTTCGTCGTATGTGAGGGTAACGAAGCAAGACACGTGGTGCAATTGGGATTCGTGATAGCACCGAATTGCCCAGTCTCGTGCGTGGTCGGCTTTACAGCCATTGCACATCCCGCAACGGATATGGATAAAA